ATCTGGTATAGGAACGTTTGATACTGCAATTGGTATTGGAACATTTGGTGGAGAATATCAGGGAGATGACGTATTATTAAAATTCTATCCAGATTCTAATTTTAATGGTGATTTAGAAATCAAATCATTTAATGAATGTTTGTATTCAGAAGTTGATATTTTAAATCAAGCACCAGATCTTTTATATGGCACATCGATTGAAGTAGTAAATACTGATCGTTATCTTGCAATAAATGGAAATCGCATTGATAAAGATAATTTTGTATTACGATCAAATCAAACTCCAATCTTTGCTAAAAAGTTCAATCCTGCAGATACAAACACTCTTAATCAATCTACTGGTAAGTTCTCAATTAGGAATCATTTCTTTAGTAATGGTGAAGAATTAATATACACTCCAAGATCATCATTTGTTGGTGTAGCATCTTCTCCAATGACTTTTAAGGTGGGTTCTATAATTGGAAATCTTCCAACACAAGTTTTTGCTATTGTCGATAATGATGATACTTTCTCAATATCGACTGTTAGGTCTGGAACTGCTGTCACCTTCACCGATTTGGGTAGTGGAAACGTTCATGAATTTGCAATGGCAAAGAGAAATGAAAAAGCACTCATTACTCTAGATAATATTGCTCAGTATCCCATTGCTTTTACTAAAATTTCTCAAACATTGTCTGGAAATGGTGGAAGTATTTCTACTACAGACACCATTTTTGCTTTAAGTGGAATTTCATCAATATCACCAGGTGATATATTGGAAATTGAAGATGAATACATGAAGATTATTAATGTTGGATTTGGAACAACTTCAAGTGGACCAATAACTGGTTTAGGATCGTCCACAATAGTTCAAGTTGAACGTGGACATGTTGGATCATCTGCAACATCGCACAATGATTCATCTTTAACAAGAATATACAGAGGATCCTATAATATTGTTGGGGATAGTATTTTCTTTACAAATGCACCTAGAGGAAATTCAAATATTACTAAAACTGAAGGTAATTTAGAATTCCAAACTTCTGATTTTACTGGAAGAGTATTTTTCAGATCAGATTATACTACAAATGAAATTTTTGATGACATTTCCGACGAGTTTACTGGAATTGGTAGAACTTTTACGTTAACAGTTGGTGGAGCAAATACTGCCGGAATTGGAACAACTGGAGGAAACGGAGTTGTGTTTATCAATGGAATTTTCCAAACTCCAACAACTCAAAATAATCCATCAAAAAATTTCAGTATTATTGAGCAGATTTCCCCAACAGGAATTTCAACTATTGTGTTTAGTGGAATTAGAACAGATATTTCTGATCCAACTAGTATTTTAATATCAGAATCCGACGTTAATCAAAATCAAATTCCTAGAGGTGGAGTTATAGTTTCTCTTGGATCTACTGGAGGTGAAGGATATGCACCACTTGCCGGTGCAGCAGTTACCGCAATTATAAATGGTGGTGTCATTCAAAATAGTATTGGTATTGGCACTACTGATAATGTTGGATCTGGATACAATTCTATAGTATCAATTGGAGTTTCTGCCATTGATCCAACTGGATCTGGATCTGGTGCAATAATAACTGCTTCTCCTGTAGGAACTGGAGGAACATTAACATTTAATGTGACAGATGGTGGAACCGGATATTCTAATCAAACTCAAATATTAGTTTCTGAACCATCATATGAAAATCTTGAAGTTGTTGGTGTTTCTAGAATTGGATTAGGAGCAACAACAGATACTGGAACTGGATTATTACTTACTATAGACGTTGGAGAAAGTTCAACCACAGGTATTGGATCAACATATCATTCTGTAAATAATTTTTCTATTGCAAGAAGTGGATACTCATTTAGAAAAGGTGATGTATTTAAACCTGTTGGACTTGTGACTGCTGCAGGTTTAACGTCTCCATTATCTGAATATGAATTGACAGTATTAGAAGTATTTAATGATAATTTTGCTTCTTGGCAATTTGGAGAACTTGATTATATTGACTCTATTAAAAATTTCCAAGATGGATTTAGAATAAGATTCCCAATATTCTATAATGGGTCATTATTAAGTTTCCAAAAACCTGAAGATTCCCCGATAGAATTGCAAAATGGTCTATTAATATTCATTAATGGAGTTCTTCAAGAACCTGGAGAATCTTATGTGTTTGATGGAGGAACATCATTCGCATTTAGTGTTCCACCCAAATCGGATGATAATATTGATATTTTCTACTACAGAGGAACAAGAGGAGTTGATGATCTTCAAGTAAATAATATTATTCCGACTCTAGAGAAAGGTGATCTTGTTAGAGTCTATAAAAATGATACTATTTCCGAAACAGAGACACAAAATCAAAGAACTATTTTTGATATTTCAAGTTCGGATAAATTTGAAACCAGTTTATATGTTGATCAGGGAATTGATGAGGTTAATTTCAAACCAATGTCCTGGACTAAACAAAAAACTGATAAAGTAATTAATGGTGAATTTATCTCCAAAAAGAGACAGTCCACAATTTCTCAGATTTATCCAACTGCAAAAATTATTAAAAATGTTCAGATTTCTGATACAGAAATTTTTGTTGATGACGTAAGTAATTTTAATTACAATCTTGGAAATGGACCATATGAATTTAATGCAATCATTGTTGATGGTAAAGTAGATCCATCTCCAGCAAATATAACTGCAACAATAGGTGCTGGTGGAACTATCTCTTCCCTCACTATTGCCAACGGTGGAAGTGGATATGTTGGATCTACTGTTGATATTAAATTCCAAAATCCTCTACAGATCGATGATTCGCAAAATGTGGGTGTAGGAACAACTGCTACTGCAACAGCAACTATTACTAATGGAGTAATTACGGCAACCACAATAACAAATCCTGGATTTGGATATACAGTAGCACCAAAAACTATTGCACCAATTGCAAACACAAATTTCGAAAGTTTGAATAAAATTGAAAATATAAAAGGGTTCTCTGGAACTATTACTGGAATTGGAACAACTACAGGAAACGGAGGAAATCCATTAGCACTTAAATTTACACTTGACGTATCTCCAAATATCTTCAATAGTGGTTCTAATACTTTAGATGTTGGATTCCCAATACTTATTAAAAACACCACAATTGGAAATGGAGTAACATCAATAGATAGTCCTCCAAATTCTATTGGTATCGGAACAACATTTTTGGATAATATTTACAAAGTTGGAGCTATAAGTGTATCTGGTTCTGTTGGAATTATCACATGCGATATTCATTCTGGAACTGATACTACTGGATTGTCTACTAGTGGAGATATGGTTGGTAAATTCTCTTGGGGATTATTCCAAAATGTTTCAAGATCATCTTCTCCAATTTCCATTCAAGTTTCTGGAAAAACAGTTGATGTTGGATTATCAACTTTCCCGACAATTCAAAGAAGGGGTGAGGGACTCAGACAAACTGGTGCACTTCCAGAAATACTAAACTAAACGATATAAATATCTAAAAACTGTGTAATATGGCTGCTATAGTAACAGACCAATTTAGAATTGCGAATGCTAATAATTTTGTAAATTCTATATTGGATATTAATAATTCATATTATGTTTTTCTAGGATTATCAAATCCGGGATCATCAAGTAGTCCTGTGGGATTTGGTAGAACTTCTACATGGGAAGATGGTGCTTCTGTTCCAAATCCTGTTGACAATCAACAATATTTGAGTCATTATAGAAACACTTCACTGTTTGGTAAAAAACTAAACACTTCTAATGTTAGAAGGATAGTAAGAAAAGTTTCTTGGACTTCAAACACTAAGTATGATATGTATCGTCATGATTATAGTGTTTTTAATCTATCTCCTAATGCTCAGAGTGCAAGACTCTACGATACAAATTACTATGTCGTAAATAGTGAGTTTAAAGTTTATATCTGCCTTTATAATGGATCTCATGGTGATATTGGAGGAGTATCTAATGTAAATGGAAATACATCTCAAGATGAACCAACCTTTACAGATTTAGAACCATCTGCTGCAGGAACTAGTGGAGATGGATATATTTGGAAATATTTGTTTACAATATCTCCTAGTGATATTGACAAGTATGATTCGACAGAATATATTGTTCTTCCAAATGATTGGGGAGCATCTACTTATGTTCAAATTCAAAGTGTAAGAGATGCTGGAGATTCAAATGTAAACAATAATCAAATAAAAACTGTATATATTGAGAATGGTGGTAGTGGCATATATGCTGCAGGAACTTATGATATTAAAGGAGATGGGTCTGGAGCAAAGGTAAATATTGAAGTTAATAGTTCTGCAAATATTACCAAGGCAACCGTTGTTTCTGGTGGTAGTGGATATACTTTTGGTATTGTTGATTTTGGACACGCAGAAACTGATACTATTTCAAATCCAGCAAAATTGATTCCAATTATTCCTCCTTCCAGAGGTCATGGTTATGATGTATACACTGAATTAGGTGCTGATAAGGTTTTAGTTTATTCTAGATTTGATGATTCTACTAAAGATTTTCCAACTGATACTAAATTCTCTCAAGTTGGAATTATTAAAAATCCAGAAAAATTTAGTTCAGCAGGAACAATTTTTACAGGAAATGAGTATTCTTCATTAGGATCTATTAAATTAGATTCATCTTTTAGTGGATCTCCTACTGTTGGTGCAGCAATCACTCAATCTACTAGTAATGGAGTTGCCAGAGGATATATTGCATCATATGACACAGAAACAAGAGTTTTGAAATATTATCAAGATAGATCTTTGAATTTTGGAAACACTCTAGATCAAACTGACCGAAATGACGTTACTGCAAAATCAAACGTTGTAAGTTTTGCCTCAACAACAAATACAATTACCCCGATATCGGGATCAGTTGATATAAATTTCAGTGGAATTACAACAACAATTGGATCTAAACAAGTCAGTTTGGGAGTAACTTTCTCAGGAGGGGTTGCTGAACCAGAGATAAATAAAAACACAGGAGATATTATTTACATTGATAATCGTGCTCTTGTAACGAGAGACTCTAGGCAAAAAGAAGACATCAAAATTATTCTGGAATTCTAAAGAAAAATGTCGCAAAAAACAAATTTAAATGTCAATCCATATTATGACGATTTTGATCCTACAAAAAACTTTCTAAAAGTTTTATTTAAACCAGGATATCCAGTTCAGTCTAGAGAACTGACTACTTTGCAGTCTATTCTTCAGAATCAAGTAGAGAATTTTGGAACTCATATATTCAAAGAAGGATCAGTTGTTATCCCAGGAAACATTTCATATGATGGTCAGTTTTATGCAGTAAAGATAAATGCCACACAATTTGGCATTGATGTGTCGTTATATATTGACAAGTTTGTTGGAGAAACAATAACAGGTCAAGTTTCTGGAGTTAGTGCCAGAATTCAAAAAGTAATCTTACCAACAGAAAGTGATGATGTAGAGAATATAACTTTATATGTAAAGTATCTGGAATCTGATAATGATTCCGAATTTACACAATTTAAAGATGGAGAGTTATTAACTTCGAATAAAAATGTAGTTTATGGCAATACAACAATAAATTCAGGAACTCCATTTGCTTCATGCATTAACTCGGACTCAACTGCAATAGGATCCTCAGCATCTATTGGTGATGGTGTTTATTTTATACGAGGATATTTTGTAAACGTTATATCTCAAACAATTCTTTTAGATTTCTATACAAATACTCCATCATATAGAGTTGGATTGGAAATTAATGAATCCTTAATTAATGCAAAAGAGGATGAATCTCTGTTTGATAATGCAAAAGGATTTTCAAATTATGCATCACCAGGTGCAGATAGATTAAAAATTACGTTAACTCTCACAAAAAGAGCATTAACAGATTCTAACGATACTAATTTTGTAGAGTTATTGCGATTAAAAAATGGAAAAGTTAAGAAAATAACAACAAAAACTCAATATAATTTAATCAGAGATTATCTTGCCGAAAGAACTTTTGATGAATCTGGAAACTATACTGTAGACTCGTTTGATCTTGATTTGGAAGAGTCATTAAATAATAGATTAGGTAATGATGGAATATATTTTTCCAATGAACAGACTGATGATGGAAATACTCCTTCAGATAATTTATCCGCATTAAAAATATCCCCAGGAAAAGCATATGTCAAGGGATATGATATTGAAAAAGTATCAACTACTATTGTTGATATAGATAAACCAAGAGAGACTGAAGATATTAAGAATGTTACAGTTCCATTTGAAATGGGAAATATATTAAGAGTTAATAATGTAACTGGATTAGCAAAAGTAAGAGAAACAATTGCATTATATTCTCAATTTGGATGTTTAGGAAGTCAAATAGGGGAAGCTAGAGTATATTCATTTAATTTGACAGATGCTCCATATGTTAATGCAACCACTAGTTGGGATTTAAGATTATATGATATTCAAACATATACTAGATTGACCTTAAATAACTCTGTTACATCATCAGAAATAAAAGAATCCTTTTTTGTCAAAGGAAAGAGTACAGGAGCTAGTGGTTTTGCAACAGCAGATGGAGCATC